ATTGATAACTTAAGCAAAGAGTTTTTAGCGAAACACGATGATGCTACAAAAAGGATGGATAATTTTGAAGTTGCTCAAAAGAAAGCAGTTTCTTCTAGCCAACCAACTAACTTTAAAAGTTCTTTAATAAAAAGCATCAACGATGGTGCAATTGAAGGCTTATTAAAAGGTAACTCAAACGCTGCAAAGTTTGAGATGAAAGCAGGGGATATGACTATGGCAAACGCTTATTCTGGCGTTGTTGCTGCAGAGACAGTTATTCCAGACTTTAAGTTTGACCCATCAAGAAGTGTACACATTAGAAATTTAATTCCTAATGGAAGCACAGATGCACAAACAATTAGATTCCCAAAAGAGTCAGCTTATGATGACGGAGCAGCTGCTACGGCTCAAGGTTCAACCCTTCCTGCATCAGATTTTGACATTACTGCAACTTCAGTAAATGTTGAAAAAATTGGTACTTTTATGAGAATAACAGAAGAAATGTTAGCTGATACACCACAATTATCATCTTACCTTTCTGCTAGAGTTCCAGGTAAAGTTTTATCAATTGAAGATAACGAAATCCTTAACGGAGATGGTTCATCGCCAAATCTTGATGGATTATTTACGGACGGAGCTGCATTTGTAACTTCTTCTTCTGGTGCTTTTTACCAAGCAGTTGAATCAGCAAATGAGTATGACGTACTTGTAGCTGCTTGTAACCAGTTAGCATTATCTAACTACCAAGCAAGTACAATTTTAGTTAACCCAACTGATTTACACAAAATCGCATTATTAAAGGCAACTACTAATGAGTATTTGAGAAATCAAATTTATTCAGGTTTAGTTCCAACTATAATGGGAGTGCCAGTCGTTGCAAATACGGCAGTTACAAACGGCAAATTCCTAGTGGGAGATTTAAACCAAGCGACACAACTTTGGATTAGAGAAAACCTTTCTGTTGAATTCTCAAGAGAAGATTCTACTAACTTCAGAGATGGATTCGTAACTGTAAAAGTTTCAGAAAGAATCGCGTTGACAAACTACCAACCAAATGCAATTGTACAAGGAACGTTTAGCACAGCTAAAACAGCACTTGAGACTGCATAAGTAATCGAGTAGTATATTAATTAAAGGGGCTTTATGCCCCTTTTTTTATACCCCTATATTAAATAAACTTTAAAATTTATTAAAAAAAAGTAAATATATTTTATTATTTAAAATATTTTGTTTAATTTTATTTCAAATTAAAACTAATAACTATGAAAAAATACACTTTAGAAGAATTAGCAACTGCAGTCTTAAAGCTGCCTGAATATCAAAGAAAGCAATTAGCTATTATTTGTATGTCATCAACAATAACTGAAAAATCTCTTAATGATTGTGTAGAGCAAATAAAAGATATTCAGCTAATAAATAAAATGAAAACAATATTAAAAAAAGATTAATTAAAAACAAAAACAATGGAAAATACTTTTATACAATCATTTATAAACGATAAAGCAGAAACTTTTTTAGAAATAGGTAGCACTGTAACTGAAGAATTTGATTCAATACCAACTGACTTTATGGTAACTATGGATAAAGACAGAACAAGATGGATTACAATAAAGATGAAAAAATTAGCAAATCTTCTTGTAAAATGGAATGTAACAATTGAAGATGTTAAATCTTCTTTACAAAATCAATTTGGTAATCAAAGATTAATTGTAAGAATAAGATAATAACACAGATGCTGATAACCCGTAGTAAAACCAAAACACTAAAACCGATATCAACAATGGATTATTATCCTAGTGAGGAGTTTAGTAAGTCAAGTTTGAAAGGGCAGCATCTTTTTAAAAATAAAACTATGAAAACAAAAGAAATGATTAAATGGGCTTTTATTACTTATACAGTAATATTTATCATATTAGGAATTATAGGAACACTAACTTATTATTTACCATAATGAAAACAATTCATAAAGCAACACAAAAAGATATAAATATGCCAGTAGATAAAGAATGGCAAAAAAGATTTATAAAATATATTTGCTGGGGATTACCTCAATTTACATTTTGGATGATAATGCTAATACACTTTTTATTTTATGTCATTAGGGGAAATTAAAAAAGATTTAAATAAATTACATCACAAGGTGTTTTACTGCGCTGAATTAAAACTTAAGGATGCACTTAAGATATGCGGTGATTTAAATATAATAGAAACAGAATTAGATAAATTAAATGGAACAGAACAAACACAAGAAACGAAAAAACTTTCCGATTTATAGTGGGGTTGTAAAATACTTTCCAAAAGCTCTTGCTTATGTAGCTTTGGTTAGTAAGGTTGGAAATGACCAACATAATCCTGGCAAAGAACTGTTTTGGGATAGAACAAAGTCTCAAGACGATTTAAACGCTTTAATGAGACATTTAACCGAGTGTGGTAAATTAGATGATGATGGATTATATCACGACGCTAAAGTAGCTTGGAGGGCGTTAGCGCATTTGGAAAAGTTATTAGAAAAGAATAACTTTAATTTATAGTATATGTTAATTCTTTAACATTGTTTTTCATTTAATTAGTTTTTGTTAGTCAAGTGGTTAATTTCGGTTAGCCACTTTTTTTGTATCTTGAATTTGTGGATAATAATATACGTGGTTGTTATGCTGAATATTTATTTGGTACAGAATGTTTAAAACATAATATTATTATTTCTTACCCATTATTAGATTCATCACCCTATGATTGCATAGTAGACACACCAAACGGGTTATATAAAATACAAGTAAAATCTTCGTGGCAAAGTGAAGCTAAAAATAGGCATACAGTTTCAGTTAATTGGAATAAAAGCTATTCTTTGGACGATGTAGACTTTTTTGCAATATATGTTAAATTATATGAAGGCTTTTTTATATTTAAAAATAATGGTAAAAGATTGTGTATAAGATTAAATATGAAAAATGATAATTCAAAATATTTTAATAACTTTGAGTTTAATTAATTCTCTTTTGTATAATGCACTGCAAAAATACTTGTGGTGCATTTTTTTTATCTTTGTTTAAAATAAAATGTTATGAAAGTAAAAATGTTAAAAGATGTTTATTCTTCTAAAGGTTGGAGAAAAGAAAATGAAGTTGTTGATGTTGATGATAAAACAGCAAGACAATACATTTCTAAAAATATTGCAGTAAAACATAAAGAGGAAAAGATTATTAAAGAAACTAAAGAAGAAAAAAAAGTATCAAAAAGAATAACTAAATCTAAAAAATAATGGCATATTTTTCTGAACCTTTAAATACATTTCATACTCAAATAAAAATTAATTCCACTACTGGAAGTGAAATATTAACTACAGCAGAGGCTAAAGATTTTATTAGAGTTGATACAACAGCGGATGACACAATAATAGGTCAAATGATAACACAAGCTAGAATATGGTGCGAAAACTATATATCTAGAGATATAGTGGCTAAAAATAGAACTTTATATTTAGCAAGTGTCAATGACAGATTTGTTTTGCCTTTCTCACCAGTGGCTTCTGTTAGCTCAATTACTGTTGAGGGAACTGCAACTACAGATTATGAAGCCTATGGATTAGATGATAAAATTATTGCTTTAAATAATCTGCCATCTAAAGAAGTTAAAATTACCTATGTAACAAGTGGACAAGATGATAGTTTATTAAAACAAGCCTTATCACAACTTGTGGCAACTTATTATGATAACAGAAGTGACTTTGTGGTTGGAGTAACTCTTAATGAAGTGCCAACAAATGTTAGAAATATTTTAGATTCATATAAAAATATGTTTATTTAATGCAAGTAGGAAACTTAAATACAAGGGTATTAGTAAAAAGACAAACTAAAAGCAGTGATAACTTTGGTGGTTTTACTGCTACAACTGCGACTGAATATACAATTTGGGCAGAAGTAAAAGAAACATCAGGAGAAATAACAACACAAAATGGAAAGCGTGATAGATATGTATCTATTGAAGTTCGCTGTAGAAAACGAACTGGAGACCAAATACTTGACGGAGATTTGCTTCAGGTTGAAGGAGTATCAGGGTTGTATAGGATTAACAACAGATACAACGACACACAAGATTTTTACACTACAATAGAGGCAACAAAAAAAGATTAAGATGATTAAGCTGAATCAAAATGATGTAAATAAACTGCAAAGGAAATTCCACGCTCTTGAGGCTATTGACAAGGATGGTTTAAAAAAAGAAATGTTTACTGCTGGTGCTTTAATGTCTACGGATATAAAAAGAAGTGCGCCAGTTGATACAGGAAATTTAAGAAACAATGTTGGATTTGAGCCAAAAGAAAATGATGTAACTGTATTTTCAAATGCGCCTTATAGTGCATCTGTAGAGTATGGAACTAAAGCTAGAACAATTAGCGTAAAAAATGCAAAAGTTCTTACTGATGGCAAAACATTTTTTGGTAAACAAGTCAATATACCTGCAATAAAAGCACAACCATTTTTTTATAGAAATATTGAAAAAGGAATTAAATTGCTAGTTAAAAACCTTGAATATAGAATTAAAAGAGCAATAAGATGAAAGACCCAATAAAATATATTAGACAGGCAATGATTACCGCTTTAAACGGCAATATTTCTTATGGTGGTGCAAACGTACCTGTTTACGGGAGAGTTCCATCTAGCGCAAGTGAGCCTT